CCGAGGCCAACGCCGAGCTGCTCAACGCGACCAGGGCGCGCGAAGGCCTGCGCTCCTACGCCGAGAACTGCGCGGTGCCCTGGCGCGGGCTCTGGCAGCAGGTGGCACCCGTCATCGGCGTGCCCGTCGATGCGCCCAGGACCAACACCGCCGGCTCGCTCGACAAGAAGGCGCGGCGGGCGCGGACCATCGATAGCTCCAACCGCCTGTGACGACCACCGATGACCACCCACCAGGAGATCCCATGCCCGACACCACCATGCCCGCCCTGCACGAGCGCCTCGCCGCCTTCCTCGTCGATGAGGACGACGCCGACGTGCTCGAAGCCATCGCCCAGCTCGTCAACGATCGGGCGTTGGCGCTCGACGACCGCGCCAACCAGATACTCGAGAACGAGGACGCCGACAGCGGCGACCCGACCGAAAACGACTCCGGCGTGCTCGAGGGGTTGTCTGCAGACCTCAGCGATGTCGCCGACGAGCTCGAGGCACTGAGCGTTCGCGTCGCCAGGGTCGAGGCCTGACCATGCACCAGGTCGCCACCTTCGCCCGCTACTGGATGTGCCTTCGCGTCGGCAGCGGCGGCGAGCCAACCGCCCGCCACGAGACCGAGGAGATCGCGCGGCCGAGGCTGCGCGTCTGACCCGCGTACTAGGCGGCACCGTGATTGTACTCGAGGCGATCGCCGAGGTCCGCCGCGTGGACGTCAGCTGGACCGAGCTCGAGCGGGTACAGCCGCCCTTCTGAATCAAACCTGAATATTGCCACCCGGAGAATTACATGCGCGAAGTCACCACCCACCTCATCCCCGAGCTGCCCGACGTGGCTGAGCTGCGCGTGCTCGCCGGCGACGGCGACCAGCACGGCGTGCCACATGCCTACGACTTCACCACCGGAACGCCCGAAGATGCGATCTCGGGGATGAACTTACAGAGCGGCGACCCACGCCAGGGATGGAACGGAGCGACGACGCTGTCCATTCTCGCGATGCTGCGGGACTTCCTCGAGTGCTGCCAGGCGTCGAAGTTCGCATGCGATGAGAATCTGCACGCGATCGCGCTGATACACGACGCGATGGTCGTACTGAAGGACCGCATCCGTCGCCGGGTGCGCGAGCAGACGATGCACACCCACCAGGCCGGCGCCGGCGAGATGGCTCCGGTCACGCCGCCGGCTCCGCCGAGCGCGCGGCCAAAAATCGGCCAGGTCGCCTACGAGGGCTACTTCGCCAAGTGCGGCGGCAAGTCGCTCATCAGCGGCGCGCCCCTGCCGACCTACGGGCAGCAGAAGCCCGAGATCCAGGAGGCCTGGGAGGCGGCGGCCGCGGCTGTCGTGGCGGTCGCGCGCGCCCCGGTGGGCCTCCAGTGCCCCACGTGCGATCACATGACGGGCGATTTCGAGCCCCATGGGCTCGATGAGGACGGTGAGTAATGCCCCGCGGGAAACCCAAGACGAGGGAGCGGCTGAATCTCCGCCAGCTCGCCTTCATCGACAATCTCTTCCGTGGCATGACGCAAACGGCTGCCTACTGCGAGGCTTACGGCATCACCGAGACCAAGGGGAAGAAGCGTGACTCCGCTCGCGTCGATGCGTCGCGACTGCTGACGGTCGCTAACATTCAGGCCGAACTCGAGCGACGGCGCAAGATCATCGATGGTCGCGTGGCTGCGACCACTGAGCGGATCGCGCAGGAGCTCGCGCACATCGCCTTCGCTGATCCGGTCGGCAGCGGCTTCGTGCGGCTGATCGACGGCGAGATGTACCTCAGCGATACGACGGTCCTGCCGGAATCGCTGCGGCGCTCGATCGCTGAGGTGCAGCAGACCAAGCACGGGGTGCGCGTGCGCTTCCACAAGAAGACCGAGGCGCTGCGCATGCTCGGCCAGTGGCGGAAGATGTTCGTCGACAAGCTCGAGATCGACATCAGCAGCCGCCTCGCCGATCGCCTGCGCCGCGCGCGCGAGCGCCGTGCGCAGCAGGCGACACCACCACCACAGCAGCCGGCGGCGCCGGCTGAAGGAGACCAGGGATGAAGTTCCGCAAGCGACCGATCGTCGTCGAGGCCAACCAATACACCAAGCGCAGCGAGCTCGTGCAGGGCCTGCGCAGCCGCGAGGACGGGACCGCGTTCGTGGTCACCATGCACGGCGACCAGCTCGATGTGCAGCTCGGCGACTGGGTCATCCTCGAGCAGCACGGCTGCGGCACTCTCGCCTATCCGTGCAAGCCCGATGTCTTCGCCGAGACCTACGAGGTCTACGTCGAGCCGCCGGCGCCGCGATTCGAGACCTTCATCCGCCGCGAGTGGTGGCACCTGGTCAAGTGCCGCCGGCGCGCCGAGCAGCTGCAGTACATGGGGCAGCCGGTTCGCGAGATGATGCGCGACGAGTTGCTCGGCGCCCTGCAGCAGATCACCGATCTGTACGAGCAGACGCTGAGGCACTAATGCAGCTGCACATCAAGGTCGCCAATCAGTCGACCGTCACCTTCGACGACTACCAGGACGTCAACGCCCTGCGCGAGATGGCCGACGTCGCGCTGCGAGTGCTCGATCCGGAGATGCGCGGGCAGGCATCATCGAATTACGACCGAAAGCGCGCGTACCAGATGGCGCTCTGGATTCGCGAATACGTGCCCGAGAACGCGCGGCGGCCGCAATGACCCGCGCCTACGAGTCGCCGAAGGCCGGCGAGTGGATCCGGCCGGTGCGCCGCGGCTACAAGCTCGCGTGCTGCGACTGCGGCCTCGTGCACCTGGTCAACTTCCGGGTGCGGAAAGGCCGTGTCGAGTTCCAGGTGTTCCGCGCGAACCGTTCGACGGCGCTGATGCGGAGGCTCAACGGGATCCGTGTGCGGACGAGATGAGCAGCCGTAGCCACGTCTCGCAACGCCGCGAGCAGCTCGACGAGCTCGACGCCCGCTTCGAGGAGGCCGAGCGCCGCGGCCGCTGCGACTACGCCGAGGGCGTGCCTGGCAATGTGGCGCCCTACGAGGACGAGGATCTCAAGCGCCGCTGGCTCGTTGGCTGGTGGCATGGCTTCAAGAACGACAGGAGGACAGCATGAGGTGGGTGCGCGAGATGTTCGAATGCATACGTCGCGAGATCGGTCTGCCTTCGAGCCGCTGGGAATACGGCACCAGCGACGTTGGCGGAGAGTGCCGGCGTCACCGCCTCACCGGCCGCATCGAGTTCATCCTCTGGCCAATCGGCCATCCGCGCGGCTATTCCGACCGGCCCTTCTGGTGCGAGATGGGCGCCGGTCACACATTCATTCCGGAGCCACGCGATGGTTGAGCACGTCGACCCCGAGGAGCAGCTCGTCGAGCAGCTCGAGTCCTTCCAGCACGACCCGCTCGGGTTCGCTGAGTACGCCTTCCCGTGGGGCGAGAAGGGCACCGAGCTAGAGGGTCGCCACCTCCGCACCTGGCAGCGCGAGTTCCTCGACCGCGTCGGCCGCCGCCTGCGCGAGGGCTTCGACGCCGGCGAGGCGATCGCCGAGGCGCAGGCCGCCACGCGCGAGCCCGTCCAGGAGGCGGTGAGCTCGGGCCACGGCATCGGGAAGTCAGCGCTGGTGTCGATCCTCATCCTCTGGGCGCTCTCGACCCGCGAGGACACGCGAGGCGTCGTCACCGCCAACACCGGCGACCAGCTACGGGTCAAGACCTGGCCCGAGCTCGCGAAGTGGCACCGGCTCGCGATCAACGCGCACTGGTTCACCATGACGGCGACGGCGCTCTACGCGACCGACCGCGAGCACGAGAAGACGTGGCGAGTCGACGCGGTGACCTGGTCGGAGACCAACACCGAGGCCTTCGCCGGCCTGCATAACGAGGGCAAGCGCCTCCTGCTAATCTTCGACGAGGCCTCGGCGATCAGCGACAAGGTCTGGGAGGTCGCCGAGGGCGCGCTCACCGACGCTGACACCGAGATCATCTGGGGAGTCTTCGGTAACCCGACGCGCAACAGCGGCCGCTTCCACGACTGCTTCGGCCGCTTCAAGCACCGATGGGGCCATCGACAGATCGACAGCCGCACCGTCGAGGGCACCAACAAGGCGCAGCTGGACAAGATGATCGAGGATAACGGCGAGGACAGCGATCACGTCCGCATCCGCGTCCGGGGCATCTTCCCGCGCAGTTCGACGGCGCAGCTGATCGGCAGCGACATCATCGCCGCCGCGGCCGCGCGCGAGGCGCATGTCCACATGGCCGACCCCGTCATCGTGGGCGTGGACGTCGCGCGCTTCGGATCCGACGAGAGCGTCATCCGCACCCGGCAGGGCCTCGACGCGCGCTCGATCGAGCCGATCAAGCTGCGCGGCGTCGACACCATGCAGCTCGCGGCGCGCGTCGCCTCGCACGTCGACCGGCTACGGGTGCGCGGCATCGAGGTGGACGCCATCTTCGTCGACGAGACCGGCATCGGTGCCGGAGTGGTCGACCGGCTGCGCAACCTCGGCTACCAGGTCATCGGCGTGAACAACAGCAACAAACCCGACGGCCGCGTCGGCACCGACCTGGTCGCCAACAAGGGCGCCGAGATGTGGGTCAAGATGCGCGACGCGCTCAAGGAAGGTTTGGCGATCGCCGACGATGTCGAGCTGCGCCGCGAGCTCGAGAGCCGCGAGTACAGCTACAACGCGCGCATGGAGATCGTGCTCGAGTCGAAGGACGACATGCGCTCGCGCGGCCTGTCCTCACCGGACAACGCCGACGCGCTCTCGCTGACCTTCGCCTACCCGGTCGCACCGAAGCGCATCGATGGTGGCAGCGCCGAGGGCTACGGGCACGATGTCGGCAAGGTCGTCACCAAGAGCAGCCCCTTCCGGAGGTAGCAATGAGCCGAGTCATCGACCTCACGGAGCAGGTTCGCGTCATCGACTTCACGGAGCAGGGAGGCCAGCCAGGCCGCGATTGCTTCAATGGCCTACACGGCGAGGCCTTCGAGGAGTCGGCGAGCGTCAATGGTCCATGGCGGAGGTGCAGGAAGCTGCGTGGACAGCCCGGCGTCTACCTGGTGTCCAAGCGCTACCTACGCGCGATGGTGCCGCCGCCCGTAGCATCTATGCCAAAATAGCATAGTTCTCGTTGCCTCCCATGTTCCCGACGCAATAGTCGGGTGCGTGGACCACGGCACCGTCACTGGCGTCACCTACCAGCGCGAGCCCTGCGCCGCCATCTGGGACGAGGTCGCGCCGCTGCTCGAGCGCCACTGGCACGAGGTTGCCCACTACCAGGACATCCCGCTCGCCGTCGACCGCGCCGCCTACGAGCGCGCCGACGCCGGCGGCTTCCTGCGCTGCTTCACCGCGCGTCTGCCCGCCCTGCCGCAGCTGGTCGGCGACCCGCGCCCGGGCGCGCTGATCGGCTACGCCGCGTATCTCGTCGGCCCCAACTGGCACTACCGCATGAGCCTGCAGGCGAAGCAGGATGTCGTCTTCCTCGCCCCCGAGCACCGCCGCGGCCGCGTCGCGCTGCGCCTGCTCGCGCTCGCCGACGAGCAGCTCAAGGCCGAGGGCATCCAGGCGGTCTACCACCACGTCAAGCTCGCCCACCCGCGACTCGGCCGCCTGCTCGAGCACCTCGGCTACGAGGCGGTCGAGACCATCTGGGCCAAGCGCCTGGACCGCTGAGGAGCACCGCATGGGCATCTCACCCGTTGTCGCCGCCGCCGCCATCACCGCCGCGACCGCGGTCGCCACCACCGCCTACAGTGCGCAGCAGGCGAAGAAGAACCGCGTCAGCATCCCCAAGCCGCCGCCGGCGCTGGTGCAGCCGAACGAGGCGCCGCTGAACCTGCAGGCGATCCGGCGCGCGCGCGCTGCCGCCGGCGTCAGCTCGAACAACTTGACCGGGCCACAGGGCCTGGCGACGGCCGGCGCCCCGCGTTCGAACCTCCTCGGCGTCGCGGCGTAGGCCATGGCGCAGGAGCAGGTCTCGAACTACCGCGCAGCGCTCGGCCCCCGCAAGGAGCTCGAGCAGCTGCGCACGCAGCTCGACTTCCAGCGCGGGACGTGGAAGCCGCACTGGCAGGACCTCAACGACTTCTTCTGGCCCCGCCGCGGCCGCTTCCTCGGCACGTCGCAGGCGAACCAGGCCAACCGCGGCGAGCGCCGCGACGAGAATATCATCGACTCGACGCTGACCCAGGCGCTAGACACCTGCTCCGCCGGCATGATGTCGATGATGTCGTCGCCGTCGCAGCCCTGGTTCGCGCTCGCGACTCAGGACGACGACCTCAACGAGTACCAGCCGGCAAACATCTGGCTCGAGAAGGTCACGCGCATCCTTCGCGCGATGTTCTTCCGCTCGAACATCTACACGGTCCTGCCGAGCGTCTACAAGGACCTCGCCCTCTTCGGGACGTCCGCGTTCGCCACGCTCGAGCATCGCGAGAAGGGCATCTGGCACTACCCAATGCCGATCGGCTCGTACTTCCTCGCGCAGAACGAGGACGGCATCATCGACACGATCGTGCGCGACATGCCGATGACGGTGCGCCAGGTCGTCAGTAAGTTCGGCATCGACCGCGTCAGCGATGAGATCCGCCGGATGCTCGACCGCGGCGAGACCGAGGTCTACGTCGAGATCCGCCAGGTCATCCAGCCCAACCCCGGCTACAACCCACACCGCAAGCTCGATCCGTCGAAGAAGCGCTGGCGCTCCTGCTACTGGGAGGCCGGATCGAAGGATGACAACGGCCTGCTCAGCGAGTCGGGCTTCGATGAGTTCCCCGTGATGGCGCCGCGCTGGGCCGTCGAGGGCGACAACGTCTACGGCGACAGCCCTGGCATGCAGGTCCTCGGCGACTGCCGGCAGCTGCAGTCGCAGCACCTGCGCAAGGCCGAGGGCCTCGAGGCGATGATCAAGCCGGCGCTGCAGGGCCCCGGCTCGCTGCGCGGCCGCCGCACCAGCATGGTCCCCGGCGACATCACCTTCGTGGACGGGCTCAACGAGCACGCTCGCCTCGAGCCGATCCACGTGCCGAACATCCCGATCAACGAACTGCGCCTCGACATCGAGGATATCCGGAACATCGGCCGGCGCGCGTTCAAGGAAGACCTGTTCCTCATGTTTGCGCAGAGCGATCGCCGGCAGATCACCGCCGAGGAGATCCGCGCGCGCCAGGGCGAGCGCATTCTCACGCTGTCGCCGGTGGTCGAGCGCGGCCAGATCGAACTCCTGACGCCCGAGCTCGACCGCTCCTTCGCGATCGCGGTGCGCAACCGCATGCTGCCGCCGGCGCCGCCCGAGCTGCAGGGTCAGCGGCTGCGCATCGACTTCATCTCGCCGATGGCGCAGGCGCTGCGCTCCTTCGGCCTGGCGCCGATGCAGCAGCTGATCGGCTCGGTCATGCAGCTCGCCGCCAGCGGCATCCCGGCGGCGATCGAGGCCGTCGACAAGATCGACCTGGACGAGTCGATCGACCAGACCGCGCAGATGCTGTCGGTCCCGGCGAAGGTCGTGCGCACCGACGACCAGGTCGCGCAGATCCGCGCGAACCGCGCCCAGGAAGCGCGCAAGCAGCAGGCGATCGCCGCGGCTCCCGCCGTCGCCGGCGCGGCCAAGGATCTCAGCCAGGCCAACGTCACCGGCGACAACGTGCTCGCGCGCCTGTCGAGCGCCGTCGGCGCCGACGCCGGCGCAGCCTAACCCTTCGGAGTCCACCACATGGCCACCTTCTCCGCCGTCGGCCAGTCGAGCGCGCTCTATGTCCGTAAGGGCAAGCCGGTCTCGCTGGCCATCACCGGCACCTTCAACGCCTCCATCGTGCTCGAGAAGAAGGCGCCCGGCGCCGGCGGCTGGATCCCGCTCCGGCTGTTCACCGCGGCGAAGACCACGACGCTCGACGCCCCTGCCGAGGACACGACCTACCGGCTCAACTGCACGCGCTACGTCAGCGGCACGGTGACCTACGCGCTCGCGACCGCGTCGCAGTCGCTGGAGAAGTGGGTCGACCAGGACGGCGCGGTGCAGTTCGAGATCAAGGACGACGGCCTGCACGCGGGCGCGGCCGCGCTCGACGCCGCGACCATCGCCGCGCTGATCGCGACGCTGCTGACGCTCGGCTCCGAGGATGCGCTGACGGCGCACGCCGGCGGCGGCCAGTCCTCGGCGCTCGCGCTCGACGCCACCAAGGCGATGCACCGCATCGCCACCGTCGCCACCGCTGCCGACTCGGTGAAGCTACCGGCCGCGGTGGTCGGCGCCGTTCACCTGGTCATCAACGACGCCGCGTCGAACGCGATGCAGGTCTTCGGCACCGGCAGCGACACCGTCAACGGCGCCGCCTCGGGAACCGGCGTCTCGCACGCCGCGGGCAAGGCGGCGATGTACGTCTGCGCCTCCGCCGGTAAGTGGTACCGGCTGCTCAGCGCCTGATGTTCCCGTCCAAGGCAGAGATGGACGCCGCGCGCGCGGCGGCCGAGGCCGAGCAGTTCGCGACGCGCGCGCGAGATCTCGGCGACCTCAAGGAGCTGATGCGCCTGCCCTCGGGTCGGCGCACCTTCTGGCGGCTGCTCGGCGCCTCGGGCGTCTTCGTGTCGAGCTTCACCGGCGAGCAGCCGCTGACCATGGCGTTCGCCGAGGGGCGCCGCAACGAGGGCCTGCGGCTGTTCCTCGACCTGCAGGAGGCCGACGGCGAGCTCTACCTGCTCATGGCACAGGAGGCCGCCGCCGCCGAGAAGCGTGCGCCTGAGGCGCCACCGGCGCCCACCGATGCGCCGCAAGCATGATTATTCTTGCGGCTATGCTAAAATAGCATAAGCCTTGCCAGTACGCATGCCCGCTGACGCTGGAAACCTGCTCGAAGATCCCGCCAAGGCCGGCGCCGCCGCCGGTGGTGCGGGCGCGGGTGGCGACAAGGGCGCGGCGGACAAGGCTGCAGCCGACGCCAAGGCCGCGAGCGACGCGAAGGCGGCCGCCGACAAGACCGCTGCCGATGCCGCCGTGAAGGCCGAGGCCGACAAGAAGGCCGGCGGCGCCGGCGAGCAGACCCCCGAGCAGAAGCAGGCCGCCGAGAAGGCCGCCGCCGATGCGAAGGCGGCTTCGGACAAGGCCGCCGGTGACGCCAAGGCGAAGGCCGAGGCCGATGCCAAGGCGCGCGAGTTCGCCGCCACCGACCTCAAGCTGCCCGAGAAGTCGCCGCTCGACGCGGAGGACGTCAAGGCCGTCGCCGAGCTCGCGAAGAAGCACGGCCTCACCAAGGACGCCGCGCAGGCGATGCTCGAGCGCGAGCACCAGGTCGCGACCGAGTTCGTCTCGGCGCAGGCCGAGGAGTGGCAGGGCACGCTCAAGGCCTACGACGACGCGCTCGCCAAGCATCCCGAGCTCGGAGGAGAGAAGCTCGCCGCGACGATGGTGCAGGCGCGCAAGGGCCTGGCCGCGACTGCCGATCCCGCGCTGACGAAGCTGCTGCAGGACACCGGCCTCTTCCGCTCGCCGCTGGTCGTCGCGCACTTCCATAAGATCGGCGCGATGCTCGCCGAGGACAAGATCATCAACGGCAACCAGGGCGGCACGCCCGACACCAAGCCGCTCACCCTCGAGCAAGGACTCTACGGCCCCAAGAAGGCCTGACGCCCTCGCCGCTCTTTCTCGTCTCCGCGCCTCCACCTCCCTTTGCCGCACAACAGCGGCCTGGAGTTGAACATGACCACCCTCGGTGGCTCCGCCCTCACGTTGCTGGACATCCAGCAGACCCGCGACCCCAAGGGCAACATCGCGCCCGCGATCGAGCTGCTCTCGCAGTCGACCGACCTGATGTCGGACATCCCGATGCAGGAGTGCAACGACGCGGTCTCGCACGAGTTCATGATGGAGACCGGCCTGCCGCAGGGCATGTGGCGCCAGTACAACGTCGGCGTCGCGCCGACGAAGGGCACGCAGGTCAAGGGCCGCGCCCAGACCGGCATCCTGCAGTCGAAGTCGCGCATCGACCAGCTCCTCGCCGAGCGCAACGGCATGGACAAGGTCAGCGCCACGCGCGCGCTCGCCGCGAAGAAGCACATCCGCGGCCTCGGCCAGCAGCTCGAAGCGGCGTTCCTCTACGAGGACGAGCGCACGAACAAGGACCGCATCACCGGCTTCATGCCGCACTACTCGACGGTCCAGACCGCGGTCGCGGCCTCCGCCGAGAACGTGATCGACGGCGGCGGCACGGGCAGCGACAACTGCTCGATCCTCATCATCGGCTGGGGCATGGACACGATCTTCGGCATCGTGCCCGCCGGCAACCCGGTCGGCCTGCAGCACAAGGACGACAACATCCTCGAGGTCGCCGACGGCACCGGCGTCGCCGGCGCGACCTTCTCGGCCTACCAGGACACGTTCACCTTCCGCGGAGGCCTGTGCGTCGCCGACTGGCGCTATGGCATGCGCATCCCGAACATCGACGTCTCGAACGTCCGCGCCGGCACCGGGCCCAACCTGATCAACCTCCTGATCGAGGGCCTCGAGCGCATCCCGAGCCGCGCGGGCATCCGCCTCGGCATCTACGTCCCGCGCTTCATCCGCACCGCGCTGCGCATGCAGATCAACACCGCGGCGGCCTACGGCCTGACGCAGGAGAACTTCGCCGGCAAGCAGGTCCTCGCGTTCGACGGCGTGCCGCTGAACGTCTGCGACCAGCTGCTGACCAACGAGTCCCGGGTGACCTGAGCGCTGCGCGCATCCGCGCGGCCGCGCCGGCCCCTCCTGTCATCGTGGCAGGTGGGGTTCGGCGTCGAACTTCTTCCTCCTGGAGCACTCCCATGGCGACTTCCGACGGCCAGATGCAGCTCGCGACCGCGCAGGCCTTCACGGCCGACGCCGGCACGACCAACGTCTACGACCTCTCCAACGCGCGTGACTTCGCCGAAGGTCGGGAGGGCTTCTCGATCTACATCAAGCCCACCGTCGCGGCCGACCACACGACCGGCGACGAGACCTACGCGTTCGCCCTGCGCACGGACGACAACGCGGCCATGGGCAGCCCGACCTCGCTGCGGTCGTGGACGGTGCTCTACACCGAGCTCGCGCTCACCAAGATCGTCGAGCTGCGCATCCCGCCCGGCATGACCTACGAGCGCTACATCGACGTGCTGTACGACGGCGGAGGCACCACGCCGACGCTCACCGCCGACGTCTGGATCGGGCCCTCGGGCCTCGGGACCAGCATGGCGAAGTACCCGAACGCGGTCGAGAACTTCTAGTCCAGCGCGGCCGCGCGCCGACTCGCGACCCCAGCCGTCATCGTGGCGGCTGGGGTGCCTCGTCGACAGGAGTCAGCCATGGGCATCAAGGTGCGCGCGCTCGAGCGCGGAAACTTCGTCGGCCCGGTGGATCCGGGCCAGATCTTCGAGATCGCCGACGAGTCGCAGCTGGGCTCCTGGATGGAGCCCGTCGAGCCCAAGGACCTCGAGCGCCTGCAGCCCAAGCTCGACGAGCTGCGCATCAAGAAGCGCCGCGCCGTCCGCAAGCCGCCTCCGGGCATGAACGTGCCGCCGACGCCCGTGCAGCTGCGCGACCCGATCGTGCCCAAGCCCGCCGAAACCGCGCCCGCCGGCGCCGCCCCCGCGCCGCCGCCCGCGCCCGCCGGCGCCCCGCAGGGCCGCGCCCGCCAGGTCTGACCCCGCCGCCGCGGTGAGCTCGTCCAGCGCGCCGCGCTGAGAAAGGACACCGCATGGCGATCGACGCCGTCAGCATCTGCAACCTCGCGCTCCAGCGCATCGGCATCACCCAGGCGATCGCCTCGCTCGACGCTCGCTCCGAAGAGGGGCGCGCGTGCAGCCGCGTCTACGAGCTGATGCGCGACGCCGCCCTCTACGACTTCCCGTGGCCCTTCGCGCGGCGCGAGGTCGCGCTCGGCCTGGTCGAGGAGGCTCCGACCGTCGCCTGGGGCTACAGCTACCGCTACCCCGTCGACTGCCTGCGCCTGCGACGCCTGGTCGACGGCGGCGACGAGGACACGCCGGGACCGCCCTACGACCTCGGCGCCGACGACACCGGCACGCTCATCCTCACCGACCAGGGTGAGGCCTCGGCGATCTACACCGCGAAGCTCACCGACCCCGCGCGCTTCTCGCCGGCGTTCGCCGACGCGCTGGCGTGGCGCATCGCCTCCGAGATCGCCATGCCGCTGGCGGAGACCCAGGCGATGAAGCAGCGCGCCGACGACGGCTACGTGCTCGCGCTCTCGAAGGCGCAGGCGAGCGCCATGAACGAGGTGCAGCCGCGCACCGACCGCAAGCCCTCATGGATCCAGGCGAGGCGCTGAGCTGATGCCGCGGATCGTCCAGCGCAGCTTCAACGGCGGCGAGCTCGACCCGGACCTCGCGGCCCGGGCCGACCAGGCGCGCTATGCCACCAGCTGCCGTACCCTGCGGAACATCGTCGCCAAGCGCTTCGGCCCGGCCGAGAGCCGCTCGGGCTCCACGTACGTCGCCGAGGTGGTCGACTCGAGCTCGGCGACGCGGCTGCTGCCGTTCATCTACAACGACGACCAGACCTACGCTCTGGAGATCGGGCACACCTACATCCGCTTCATCAAGGCCGGCGCGCTCCTCGCGCCGCAGGGCGTGGTGGCCTACAGCGCGATCTCCACCTACAACACGGGCGACCTGGTCAGCGACCTCGGCCACGTCTATTACGCAGCCGCCGACGGCCTCCTCGCGGCGCAGCCGAGCCTCTTCCCTGCGTTCTGGCGGCCGATGCAGGACGACGCGATCTACAACATCGAGACCGAGTTCCTCGCCGACGAGGTCGCCGACGTGCGCTTCATCCAGAGCGCGGACGTGATGACGCTGTTCCACCCGAACCACCCGCCCTACGAGCTCAAGCGCTACGGCGAGACGAAGTGGATCATCACCGCGGTGGTGACCGACTCGAGCGTGGTCGCTCCGACCGGCGTGACCGCGATCGCCGGCGTGGCTCCTGCCGCATCGCCGGCGGCGCCCGTCGGACTCACGGCGACCGGCGGCAATCCCGTCGGCACCAAGGACGAGTACAAGGTCACGGCCTACATCAATGCCCCGGGCGCCGAGGGAAACACGTCGGCCTTCGCGCAGGCGACGGCCGGACCGGCCGACTCGACGCATGCCGTCGCCCTGGCATGGACGGCTGTCGGCGGAGTCACCGGCTACGCGATCTACAAGAACATGAACCCCGGCGGCCTCGGCGCGCAGCCCTTCGCGCTGATCGGGATCTCGAACACCAACGCCTTCTCGGACAATGGCATCATCCCCGCTCGGCCCGTGAAGGAGGCGCCGCTCGCGGCCTCGACCGCCACCACGTTCTCCTACAAGGTGACGGCGATCTCGAGCGCTGACGGCACCGAGGGTCCGGTCTCCAGCGCCGCGACCTGCGCAGGGCAGACGCCCACGAGCGCGCA